TAAATATACAATGTGCTACAATAGACACATAAACACTAAAGGACCAATATGAGTGAAGTAATTAATCCCAGTAAAAAACGTAGCCGCAGTAAGAAGTTCGAAAATCTTGTAGGACCTACAGATAGTAAGATTGACTATCAAGCACGTGAAAAATTAGTTACCGCACGTATTGGTCTATTGTTGCGTCATTCATTCTTTGGCAATCTTGCTACTCGTATGCAATTGATTAATGCTGATCTATGGTGTAGTACAGCGGCAACTGATGGTCAGAAGTTCTATTACAATAGCCGCTTCATTATGATGCTAAAGCCCAAAGAAGTTGAGTTTTTAGTTGGGCATGAAGTGTTACACGTTGTGTATGACCACATGGGTCGTAGAGGTAATCGTGATCCTGAAATCTGGAACATTGCTGATGACTATGCAGTTAATGCAGATTTGAAACGTCACAAAGTTGGTGAATTTATTAAGACAGTACCTTGCTTATATGAGCAAAAATATGATGGTAAAGCGGCTGAAGAAATCTATGATGATTTGATGAAGAATGTTCAGAAAATCTCTATTGAAGATTTGCTGGATCAGATGATTGATGACCACATGGATGGTGAAGGCGATGGTGAGGGTGATAATGAAGGTAATGGTGAAGGCAAAGGTAAGCGTCCCACAATGACACCTGAGGAACGTGAACGTGTACGTCAGGAAGTTAAGCAAGCTATTATCAATGCCGCAAGTAGTGCAGAAGCTGGACAGTTACCCCTCGGTGTCGAACGATTGATTCGTCAACATACTAACCCAGTTATGCCTTGGCGTGACTTAATTCAAACGAATTTGACTAGTGCTATTCGTTCAGATTACAGTTGGATGCGCCCTTCACGTAGAGGTTGGCACATGGATGCTATCATGCCCGGCATGAATCCCGGTGAAGAAATTGATGTAGTTGTTTCTATCGATATGTCAGGTTCAATTAGCAACAGTCAAGCACAAGCGTTCTTAGGTGAGATCGGTGGCATGATGAATAGCTTTGATGGATACAAGGTTCATGTATTTTGTTTTGATACTGACACATACAATCCCAAAGACTTCAGTAGTGAGAACATGGACCTGATTGAAGAATATCAGCCAATGGGCGGCGGTGGTACTGATTTTGATTGTATCTTCAAGTACTTGAAAGATAATGCTATCGATCCAAAACGATTGATTGTGTTTACTGATGGTTATCCCTGTGGTAGTTGGGGCGATGCAGATTATTGTGATACAACATGGATCATTCATGGTGATAAGAATCCTAATCCCCCGTTTGGTACATATGCAATTTATGATGAGCCAGTGAAAGCATGATATTAGATATACTTGGCTATGGCTTTATCGTAGTGGTACTGGGAGTAGTCTTGTATATTTTTATTAGACTACTATCCGGAGCATTGGAAACATTATCAAAACATGATGACTAAGCACTATCTAGCAATGTGGGACATGCAAGGTCTTGAATGTCTATATGATGTTGACTTGCATATGAGTAAGTACAATGAATGGGAAAAACAAAAAGTTGTTGCCATTCTTAAAGAAGAACGTGTGCCCGATTGTCCTCAGGGTATTCCATTACAAATGATGATCCTTCGTGCTAGAGCAAATAGCCAGCGTGTGTATGAGATTTATGAATTTAATAGTACGGTAAAATATGATGAACTCAAAGAAGCGTTTAATGATAATCCGCAACCTATTGTAGAATGGATTAGAGAGAACGGTAAACAAGTTTATAGCGACTATGTTAAGCAGGATAGAAAGATGATTGTATGAAGTACATTGGTACAAGTCTCGGTGGTTGCTTGAATAGTTTGATGGCAGGTGAAGTGTCCGAGGATGAGGTTATGTTCATTGTAACACGTACCTTGTGTCCTACCTATGTAACTTTTATGGGTGTAGTAGAACAATATTATGCAGAAGGCATACCTATAACACGATCCACGTATTCATACTCACTTAGTGAGTATGACTTAACCAAAGTAAAAGAATTAGCCACTAGATTGTATTTCTCAGGTAGGATACATCAACCTAGAGTATTTGATAATGAAGGGCGCACTGCCGGACATTATTATCCGTATAATCATCCAGCTAAATTAGGTCAAGGATTGTGGATGCAAGTTGTTCCTACTAATGATAACTCAACACCAGCAGTAGTTGATGCATATGAAAAATATAAGTTGTTAGATAATTTAACAAAATGATAGAATTTCAATTAGATCCTATTACATGGTTTAGTGAACGAGAATTAACACATACACCTAAACATTTTGTAGTAACATCAAAGCCATGTACACCCGAATCTAAGCAATGGGTATTGGATAAATTAACTGGTAGATTTAGTGTCTCTCCTCACAATACAAACGAAGATAATTCCTTGTTAACATTATTCACAACCGGACATCTTGCATTTGAGGACCCGCATGAAGCATTATTTTACGAACTTAAATGGTCGTAAATGGGCATATAGAAATATTGCAAACTCAATATATAACATTAAATAACTTTAGCATATTACAAGGAGAACATAATATGAGTTTTACAAGACACGTAGGGAAACACGGGGACAGAAAAGTAGCTGTAATTTTCCGAGAAGTACCAGGCGAGCCTCATATGTGCTTGGTGACATACACGGAAACAATTAATAAGAATATACATGATGCATTAATTCGTTGTATTGAAAGTGATATTGGCCAGAATAGTGAAAACTTAGCTGATGCATTGAACCGTAGTTACACACAAGACGGTAGACCAATACTACAAGTTTTACATATTGAAGGTCAATTAAAGAAAGTCAACACAGAAATGATTTTAATGACGCCTGCGCCAAATACACGTATTAAGTTAAATGAACTTAACAAAATCTTAGACGAAATGAAGTTGGGTGAAGATGCAGTTAAACGCATGGCCGAATTGGATCAAAGTCGTGGATTACAAGATCCGGCTGACGTAGCACGTAGAATGCGTGGACCACAAGGTAATCAACCACCGGTAGTAGCATCATCTGGTGATTTATTAGGCGATGCCTCACTTGCTAAACAACGTATTGAACAAGCACAAAAAATGGAACGTGAAGCTAAAGGCTTACTAGCTGAAGCACAACGTTTAACCGAAGAAGCTCAATCACTAGATCCATCATTAGCTCCCAAGCCAGCAAAGGCATCTAAAGTTAAAAAGGCAGAGGTTATTGCAGAAGTAGTTGTTCCGGAAAAAAGAAAATATACAAAAAAAGTAACTAATGTCGCCTGATTTTATCGATAAATGGGAACACATCCTTGAAGATGTTGAGAAGAACAAAATCCCAGTAGAGTTTATTAAAAAATTAATTATTAAACTAACTGGTAAGAAGCAACAAACGATTAACATCCAGAAGTTACTTCAACAAGGTTTAGATCCGGATCAAGTAGAAGATGCTGTTAGTCGTAAATTGAATGAACTAGAAGATTCTATTGTTAGTGTAGAATTTGTACTAAATGTACAAAGTATTGCTGATACAGTGCAACCCGAAACAGATAGGCTTTTAGGTAAACTTTAATCAAAAAGCCCTGAACATTCGGGGCTTCCCTCATTATATGATACAATAATTTATGAAACAATATTTAGAACTATTACAAGATATATTAGATAACGGAGAACTTAAAGATGACAGAACTGGTATTGGCACTCATAGTGTGTTTGGACGTCATCTTCGCTTTGATTTGCGTAGGGGCTTTCCCGCAGTCACTACTAAGAAGCTTGCTTGGAAAGCTTGTGTCGGTGAACTACTTTGGTTTATTGAAGGGTCTAGTGATGAACGTAGACTGGCAGAACTTACCCACGGTAGTAGTGAAGGAAAGGTTACTATCTGGACGCCCAATGCAGAGGCATCGTATTGGAAGCCTAAAGCGAAATTCGAAGGCGATCTCGGTCGTGTCTATGGTGTACAATGGCGGCACTGGAACAAGTATCGCACAGAGAAAGATATGGGCAAAGCGCACAAAGGCGGCACACGCCTCGCTGTTGATAAAACAGAAATCGACCAATTGGCAAATCTCATTAAAGGATTAACTGAAGATCCTAATGGGCGCAGACACATTCTAAGTGCCTGGAACGTGAGCGAGTTAGACGAAATGGCATTGCCCCCTTGTCACGTTATGAGCCAATTTTATGTTAACAAAAATAAAGAACTGTCTTGCCATATGTATCAGCGTAGTGTTGATGTTTTTCTGGGCTTACCTTTTAACATTGCTAGTTATGCATTACTTACACATCTATTGGCACATCACACTGGATTGAAAGTAGGTGAACTTGTAATCAGTACAGGTGATACCCATATCTACAAAGACCACATTGCACAAGTCAAAGAACAACTAACCCGTAAACCACATCCATTGCCTACATTAATGTTAAATGCTTCAAAGACAAACATCTTTGAAATTTCAATGGAAGATATACATTTGGAGAACTATCAAAGTGATGGCCCTATCAAAGCACCAATGGCAGTCTAAAGACGAATTTACTAGACCTAAGTATCAGGTATATATGTCCGAGACTGGCGAAGAATCTGTATCTATCACTCACGTAGTACATACTATTAGAATGGGTGATGTTGAAGATCCTGATTTGTTTGTAGCACAACCTATATATGAGTGGCAACAAACAGAAGCTGGTAAATGGATAATGGAAAACTCTAATCCCAAACCTAGTTGGCATCGTCAAGTAGATTATACTACTTATGGACAACTATATCTGATTAAAGCATATCTAACACATAAACAATTAACATTTTGGAAATTAAAATATGAGTAATATATTAGTTACGGGCGGATTAGGACTTATTGGACATAACGTAGTAGATAGATTACAACGTATGGGGCACCGTGTTGCTATTACCGATATACGAACTAACTATGGTATCATCCCACAAGATGAGATAGACTATCTAATGACAGAACGGTTGAAGAAAATTCAACCCGGCAGTATTCACGCCATTGATATTTCTAGTGAGAGTATCGATTGGTTATTTGAACGATACAAGTTTGATATTGTAATTCATATGGCTAGTTTCCCCCGACAAAAAGTTGTTAATCTTAATCCAGCAATGGGGGCAAAAACAATGATGGAAGGTTTATTGAATTTGTGTGAAGTCAGCAAGAAACATAAAATAAAGAAATTTGTTTATATCAGTAGTTCAATGGTATATGGTGACTTTACAGATGACGTAACAGAAGATTATTCCTGTAAACCACAAGGTCAATATGGTATTATGAAACTAGCAGGAGAACGATTAGTTGAAGATTATAGCCGTCGTGATTGTTTCAGTCATACAATTATTCGTCCCAGTGCTGTCTACGGTGAACTAGATGTTGAGGATCGTGTTATTGCTAAGTTTATGCTAACAGCAATGCGTGGTGGCACACTAAATGTAAATGGGGCAAACGAAACATTAGATTTTACTTACGTAGAAGATGCCGCAGATGGTATTGTTGCAGCCTCATTGAGTGATAACACAATGAATAAGACATATAATATTACTAAGAGTCACAGTCGTACATTGTTAGAAGCCGCACAACTAGCATTGAAGTTAGCCGGTGGCGGGACATTGGTAGTTAAAGATAAAGACAAAGATTTCCCCAGTCGTGGTGCATTAAACATTGATGCCGCTCGTAGAGATTTTGGTTATGATCCTAAGGTAGATGTAGAAGAAGGATTTGAAAAATATTATGCATGGCTTAGTAATTCCCCATTTTGGTCTAAAAAGACAGTACTCTAACTTAAAAGATGAATTACTAGATGCCACAGACCGTGCCCTTAAAGATGGTAAACTAGTCGGTGGTCATTACACACGGTCATTTGAAGAATGGCTAAAACATCGTACTAGTACAAAGTATGCTATCACAGTTCATTCAGGTACACAAGCATTAGAGATTATAGCCCGTTGGAAAAAGATTAAACACAGTGAAACTATGGAGGGCAATCCAAAAATTCGTATACCTAATTTAACTTATCCAGCCACACTAAATGCGTTTATAACAGCTGGCTGGGACATTGAATTAGCTGATATTGATAAGAATGGTGTTATTCAACATGAGACTGGTAGAGGTGGAATATATGATTGTGTGATGGGATTTGCGGGTCGCAAGCCATGGCCTAATGCTAATTATCCAAATGCATATGGAGTAATAGTTGACGGAGCACAACATTGGTTAGTAGCTGATGGTGATGTGGGTAGTGGCATGTCAATTAGCTTTGATCCTACAAAGAACTTACCTAGTTCAGGCAACGGTGGTGCCATTGTAACTAATGATGAAAAGTTATATCTCTATGCGTCAAGTTATAGAGATAATAATAAACCCTACTTCTATGATGCTGGATCTAATAGTAAGATGAGCGAACAAGATTGTGCTCAAATTATGGTTAGAGCAAAATATATTGATGAATGGCAAAAACGCAGAGCAACTATTGCTAAGTATTGGTGTGATAGTTTTAGAGAATTACCATTAAATTGTTTATCTGATACCAAAGATCCGCATGCACATCAAAAGTTTGTAATGTATCTATCCGATCGCAATGACTTACACACTCATTTATTATCAGATGGTATTGATAGTAAAGTACATTATGAATACGTATTAGGTGATTTGCCAATTGGCAAAGATTTATCCAAACCTGACCTATTGAGCAATAGTGTATTATTGTCTAGGGGAGTATTAAGTCTTCCTTTATATCCAGAATTAAATGACAATGAAGTAGAATATATTGCAAGCAAAGTACATGCATTCTATAAATAGTTGATGAATAAATTCCCGTTAACAGTAACATCAGTTACAGACCAACAATATAACTTAGTTGAATGGATGTTGGGAAATACATGTAACTATGATTGTAGTTTTTGTTCAGATGAATTTAAATCAGGTGATAAGAAATATTTAGACATTAATGTATACATCGACACATGTAAAAGATTAATAGAACAAAGCGGTGATAAAAAAGTTTGGTTTAAACTTACTGGTGGTGAACCTACACTGTATCCTAAGTTAATAGAACTATTAAAGTTTATTAAAAGTACAGGTAACTTCACATATATCATCACAAATGGTTCAAGGACATTACGTTATTGGGAAGAGTTAAAAGAAGCTAACTGTGTTGATTTTATTGCAGTAAGTATGCACCCTGAACAAAACGCAGATGTAAATCATATCATAGATGTAATTAATGTTTTTAAAGATATTGACACAGTAGTTACGACAAATATAACTTGTGTTCCTAAATATTTTGACGTAGCTGTAGAATCCTTTTATAAAATATACAACAGTTGTCCTACATTGATTAACCTACAGCAAATAAATGATGAATTTGGAATGTCTAAGTATTCTGAAAATCAAATAAAGTTGTTGTTACTGCATAGCAATAAAGTAACCCCAACATATCATAATAAACCAAAATCTAATATACCACCAAAATATACATATCACAGCGGACAACTACAGTTTACCTATAGTGACGGATCAACTAAAAAGGATCATGCTATTAATTTTATAAAGCGAGGGGAAGATAATTTTAACGGTTATCTTTGTGATGCAGGTAAAAAGTTCATACGCATATCGCATGACACTATACAAAGGGCAATATGCGGAGAGGGACAAAAATGGTCAATTTATGATGAAATTCTATTCGCAACTACCTCAGTTGAATGCACCCGAAATAAATGTGATTGCACTTTGGATATGATACAACATAAGAAGCATAAATAAGGGTACTATGTTCATCCTATCAATACTACCAGAAGCCGCAATACATATAATCTTTGGATTAGGTATTTTGGGCACAATCGCAGGATTCGTCCTAGGATTCATTCCTTTTGTCAAAACTTATAAACTAGCTATTCAGGTCATAAGCCTGTTAGTGTTAGTATTAGGTGTATATCTTGAGGGAGGATTAGCTGACTATAAAGAGTGGGAACTCAGAGTCAAAGAAATGGAAGCTAAAGTAGCCCAAGCTGAAGCACAATCTGCTAACAAAAACATTGAAATACAAGAAAAGATTGTAGAAAAGACCAAAGTTGTACGTGAAAAGGGTAAAGATATTATCAAGTACGTTGATAAAGAAGTAATCAAAAAAGAGGAAGTTATCAAGTATATTGAGAACTGCCCAGTTCCTAAAGAAATTATAGATTTACATAATCAAGCTACTGAGTTGAATAAGGCGGCTACAAAATGAAATACCTATTAATACTTCTATTATTAGCCGGATGTACCACTACAGTTCCTGTAAAACAAAAGTTCCCCAACGCTACCCCTGAACTAATGAAAAAATGCGAAAATCTTAAAAAGATTGAGGGCGATAAAGTAGCTATTACAGAAATGCTTAAGGTCATTGTATATAACTATTCTCTTTACCATGAATGCTCAACTAAAGTAGACGGATGGCAAGATTGGTATAACGAACAGAAAAAGATATTCGATAGCGTAAAATAATAGCATATTATGAAGTATTTTATATTATTGAGTGTATTGTTAGCTGGCTGCGTTACCAACAATGATTTTGAGTTATATTTAGAAGCACAGAAATCTATAAGCAGAGATGCCACAATGAGTGAAGCGGCACGTATTAGTGTATTGATTGAGATGACAAAGAGTTCAGACAATCAAGTAAAAATGGAAGCAATACGTGCTTTACAAGAGATACAACGTAGTAAAACCCCTATAGTTATTGAAGCCCCAAAGAAGAATTGGTTCGGCTTTTGATAAATACTATATAGGTTAGGATGTAATATGACTCAGGAAATTATTGATACAGGAAGCTTACCAAATGACGGTAGTGGTGATCCATTACGTGAAGCTTTTAACAAAATTAATAATAATTTTGCTAACCTATTTACATTAACCGGAAGCAATACTGAATTAGTTGAAATAGTAGATCCATTTAATGGAACCACTGAAACTTCAACTGGTAATACAAATACTCTTAATATTGGTAATGTTTACATTACTAACACATTTGATAGTACATCAAGTCTTACTATTATCCCTAAAAAGCCATTAAGTGTTCCCACTCCACTAGAATTATCGACCGGACCATATGGTGACCAAGAATATATTAATATTGGTGCTACAGCAAATGACGGTAATGGTGATCCATTACGTGTAGCTTTTAATAAGATTAATAATAACTTCAGTAATTTATTCCTTACTACTACTCTTATTTCCACATCCTACACTGTAGGAATTACATCAAACCAAGTTATATTTGAAATACCTACATCACGTTTTTATCAGGGACAATTTCAAATTCGTTCAAGTGATCCGGGAACTCCTGACATGCAGGATATTACACTTAGCTCCTCTATTACTAATAATTTAGCAGGGGTTAGATTCAGTGGTCATTCAACACTATTCCAGGGTAATTATATTTGTCGTTATGACATGGATGTATCAGGCGGTAATGTTAGAGTATTAATTAATCCAATGGTAGATAGTGTACTAGAACATTTTATATCAGCAGTAGTTACTTATCCAAACGTAGTTCCTACAACCGGTGATGAGATAGCATTGGATGGATATGCTAGTGGATACCTGATGGGCACTGAAACTGATTTGATATTAACAACGGAATCTTAATGAGAGCAAAAGAATTTATTACTGAAACAACATTGAGTAAAGTACACGATGGCTTAGATTTAGCAACTATGTCCCTACCTAACACATATGTTATTCCAGAGTTAAAGAACAATGACTTCTACGATTTATATCGTTTTGGTGTAGCGATTGCCGCAGTAAGGGGCGAAGGTGGCAACGATAATGTAAAGAATGGATTTGAGCCGGAGTTTAGGGCAGAAAGTAGTTGGGGAGAACATCAAGTTGTGTCATCTGAGTTTGATAAAGAACTTGGTAAAACTATTGACCAAGCATTAAAGAAAGTTGGGAAATCCGGTAAGAAAATGGTAAGTACTCCTGGAAGTGATGAGATGGATGATACATTAACTCAGTCGCCAATTAAAGGATTCAAAGGATATAAAAGATGAGAGCAAATGAATTTATATCCGAAGCTAAAATCGGAAAAATAGGAAATAGAAAACAAATGTCTACAAAAGGCCTGCATAAGTTCCGTGATGAAAATGCAGCCGACCGTATATATGAATTGAATAGAATAATGATGGCTGCAGCCTCAACTGATGGAACTTTTATACCAGACATAGATAGTGAAAGTTGGGCTGGAAGATACGATGTTGCCGCACCCTATACACAACAAGAAAGTGATATGTTAATGATGGCATATAAAGCGGCAGGATCAGAATATCACGATTTAAATAAGGGCGACTTAAAAAGTAAAGAGTTAGATAGTACAAACATTCAAAGTACTGTTAAACCCTTTAAAGGTTACAAAAGAAAATAATTTCAGCCTCATCAATTAGAATAAGTAATAATATCAAATTACAGGATTCTAAATGATTGATATCAACAACACACTAGACTTACTTAAACTTAAATTCTATAACGAATGGCTTTACACTGCTCATATTTATGAAGAAGGTGACAGTCAGTTTCATAAACAACTAACTTCTCAAGTTATTAAACAATATATTGATCCAATGGATCTACCTAAAGCTAGTAAAATCTTAGATTTGGGTTGTGGCCCTGGCTATTTCTTAGATGAAATGAAAGAACGTGAATATACTGATGTGATCGGAGTTACACTAAGTCCGGGTGATATCAAAATATGTGAAGATAAGGGTCATACTATTAAAACATATGATTTAAGCTTTTTGCCACAAAAAGACGGATATTTTGATGAAAGTGTTGACTTCATCTTCTTGCGTCATGCATTAGAACATAGTCCATATCCTATCTTTAGTTTAATGGAATACAATCGTATATTGAAGCAAGGTGGTAAGATTTATATTGAAGTTCCTGCACCTGATTGCCAACGTAAACATGAATATAATTTAAATCATTATAGTATTTTAGGTGAACAACAATTGGCTGCCTTATTAGACCGTACTGGTTTTGCAGTTAATAGATTTGATAATTTTGAATTTGATTTAAATGCTCCGAATCCAGAAGATGCTGATAAGCCATTAGAAATGAAAGAAAAATACTATTGTATTGTTGCTACAAAAACTAGACCGTTAGATATTAAATAAACGATAAATACTCACTACAAGTGAGTATTTTTATGGCTACACCAGACCCAAGCAATGTTGCGCCGTGGTATTTACGCAACATTAATCAAGCATTAGCATTAGACGAAGCATCAGGCAACGTTTTTCTCCGTACTGGATTTCAAGGTAATATTATCATTAGCGGTAATGTTACTATTCCAGGCAACGTTGACGCACATATTTCAGAAATTGGAACATCAGGTAACTTAACAGTTCCATGGATGCCTGTCAGTATTGATGGTAATAGTGCAGTAACAATTACAAGCGGTAACATTACAGTTGCTCAGGGAACAAGTCCATGGGTAGTGTCAGGTAATGTAAATTCCAATGTATCTGGTAACGTAGGTGTTACAGGTAATGTTAATATTGGTACTATGCCGACAATCACCGGCAATGTCAACGCTAATATCACAGGTGGCAATGTTACTGTAACTCAGGGCACAAGTCCTTGGGTCATATCAGGTAATGTCAACACTACGATAACAGGTGGCAATGCAAATGTAGCAATCACTGGAACTAACCTAGATGCATTTGGGCGTTTAAGAGTGAGTGAACCCTATACATTGTTTGACAGTCAAAATCGTTACATTGACGGTGACCAATTTAGTAGTATCACTGCTACAGGTGGTAATGTAGTTTATGTTCAAAACGAAAGTTCATTTAATTTAAATGTTTCTTCTACTAGTGGTAGTAGTGTGATTAGACAATCTAAGACTGTTCAAGCATATCAGCCAGGCAAAAGTTTATTGACAATGAACACATTTGCAATGGCTACTCTTAAAGCGAACCTAAGACAACGAGTTGGTTATTTTACAACTGACAATGGTGTGTATTTTGAAGCTGTAGGTACTACACTTAATCTTGTTATTCGTAGTAGCACAACTGGTGTTGTTGTTGAAGAACGAATACCACAAGCTAATTGGAATGGAAATACCTTATTGTCAGGTATTGTGCTAGATCCAACATTGACGCAAATATTTTGGAGTGACATTGAATGGTTAGGTGTAGGTAATGTTCGTGCAGGTTTTGTAATCAACGGACAATTTATTGTATGTCATACATTTCAACACGCTAATCAGCCTGGTAACACAACTGTTTATATGACCACCGCGTCATTAAACCCAAGATATGAAATAACAAATACTGGCGCAACAACTGGTAATAGCACAATGAAACAAATATGTAGCACTGTTATTTCTGAAGGTGGCTATACGCCAAGCACTAAAATTGGATATGTTAATAATGGTACTAGTGTAACTAGAGTTTCCGCCGCTAACACAGTAACATCACTGTGTAGTATTAGATTGAATCCTGCATATCCTGATGCAGTAGTTGTCCCAGCACAAATTGATTTATTACTGATTGATGTTAGATATGGTCAATTTCAATTGATCGAAAATGCTACTTTTACAACTAGTTGGAGTAATGTTGCAGGATCAGTTGTTCAAAGTGCTATACATAGTAACACTATCACTGATGGAACAGTAGTATATGCTGGATTAACCAGCAGTAGAGATGCAGTTGAAATCAGTGAAGATGTTAAGAAACGAATTCAATTATGGAGAGATGCCAGTGGTACACCTAGCACATTAACATTGGCAGTGTCGTACACTCAAGCCAACAGCGATTTGTTGTGGAAGCTGGGCTGGGAAGAACTTACTAACTAAGTTTTTGGCACATAAATACTCTCTATGAGTAATGCACCTTCTTTAGTAAAAAATCCTTATACTAAAACAGTTTTCAAAACTGACAAAGAACTACAGGATTTTATTAAATGCTGTGACCCAGATACGGGTTATCTATATTTTATGGATAACTTCTTTATGATTCAACACCCTACAAAGGGTAGTATGGTTTATCATCCGTGGGATTATCAGAAACGATTGATTGAAACATATCACAATTATCGTTATTCAATCAGTTTGATGCCTCGACAGTCAGGCAAATCAACTTCAGCGGCTGGTTACTTACTCTGGTATGCAATGTTTGTACCAGACAGTACTATCTTAGTTGCGGCACACAAATATACAGGTGCTCAGGAGATCATGCAACGTATTCGTTATGCATATGAAAACTGCCCTGATTATATTAAAGCAGGTGTAACAACATATAATAAAGGATCATTAGATTTTGAGAACGGTAGTCGTATTGTAAGTGCCACAACTACTGAAAATACAGGTCGTGGTATGTCTATTACACTATTATACTTAGACGAGTTTGCATTCGTTAGACCAAGTATCGCTAAAGAATTCTGGACAGCTATCACCCCAACACTATCTACTGGTGGTAAAGCTATTATCACTAGCACCCCAAACAGTGACGAGGATCAATTTGCGTTCATCTGGAAGGGCGCCAACAAGACTGAAGATGAGTTTGGTAATACAACTGAACTAGGTGTAAACGGATTCAGAGCATATAGAGCATTCTGGAATGAGCAACCAGGACGAGACCAAAAGTGGGCTGATGAAATGAAAGCACAGCTTGGTGAGGATCGTTTCAACCGAGAGATTGGTTGTGAGTTCATTATTGCTGACGAGACATTGATTAATCCAAACACATTATTAATGATGGAAGGTATTGAACCTGTAAGTCGTATAGGCCAAGTTCGTTGGTATGAGAAGCCAAAGAAGGGTAATATATATTGTGTAGGACTAGATCCAAGTTTAGGTACAGGTGGTGACCCTGCTGCTATTCAAATCTATGAAGCAAACACCACTACCCAAGTAGGTGAATGGAAACATAATAAAACTGATATCCCAAGTCAAATCAAACTATTGGCACAGATAAACAAATATATAGCAGAATGTACTAACGAACCCAACAACATCTATTATAGTATTGAATGTAATGGTATAGGAGAAGCCGCTATCATATCATTAAATGAATATGGAGAAAGCAACATTTCGGGTATCTTTATTAGTGAAGCAGGTAAAGGCCGTAGAGGATTCAATACTACTAATAAAAGTAAACTAGCAAGTTGTGCCAAGTTTAAAACATTGGTTGAAAGTAAGAAAATGACTGTAAATAGTCGTAGTCTTATAAGTGAACTAAAAGCGTTTGTCGCACACGGCGGAAGCTATGCCGCTAAAATCGGGGATACAGACGATTTGATTATGGCTAGTCTATTAGTTACACGAATGTTACAGCATTTAAGTGATTATCACGTTAATTTAGAGACACAAATACGTGACCACGATGAGTATATAGCTCCGTTGCCCTTCTTTGCGGTCATAAGCTAAGACAAAAAAGATAAATACAATATGGCTAAAAATCAAGAATCAATCAACCGCTCATTATTTGAGCTATTACGTAGTAGAGGGTATGCCCCAACACTATTGGATACTTCGGGTAAGGAAATTCCAGTACCGGAAGAGGCAGAAGTCTTTCAGTTTAAATTCACTAAAGACGGAGAAGAATACGGAACAGTAACAGCATCTATTGATGGATTACATAAGTTAGTAATTTACTTTGGTGATGATGTTGCCAATAGTGAAAAAGAAAATAACGGCGGTGATGATTCGTGGTATAAACTATTGAATCATCTAAAGCGTTTCTCACAGCAACACCAATTAAGTTTTGAAGTTAAAAACAGAGAC